GCCGGCCGGCATCCAATCGGACACCTGTTCGCGGCCGTGTGGTCGTGCGTGGCCGTGCCGTCCATCGTGATGGCGTGGATCGACCACCTGCATCCCGAACTCGTGGACGGGCTGCTTTCCAACCTCGATATTTAAGGGCTTCCGACGGGCGCCCCCTCCTTCCACCCACATTGCATGGGGGAGCGTCACTCGTCATGCGCCCTCCCGAAAAAACGGGGGTGTCCGTCGGATATTTTTCGGAACTTTCGAAAACAGTAAGGAGCAAGACATGAATGTGGAACTGCCGCATTGGCATTTCAGCGACCGGGCGCCGGAACTCGATGACGTGGAACGGTTGTCCCGGGCGGACCGGCGGACGGCCGAGGCGTGCCGTACCGCGATGCGTAGCCGGGAGTGGGCCGCGCTCGAGAACCTGGAACGGTTGGGCGTGCGCTTCACGCCGTTGGTGGGCGTCACGGTCCGCAACCTCGCGGCCCCGATCCTTGACGTGATTCCGCGGGATCGCATGCATTCGGGTGCGCGCGCCCAACTGTCCCACATGGTCAGTACCAGGGATGGCGGCGAGACGCTTCGCATCATCCGCACGCTCGCGGTGAGGGGGCGGTTCTGATGGCGGGGGAGACGATCGTCACCGTGGTGGGCAACCTGACCGCGGACCCGGAGTTGAGGACCACGTCGTCCGGCGCTTCGGTGGCGGGGTTCACGATAGCCAGCACGCCGCGTACGTGGAACCGTGGTTCGAACCAGTTCGAGGACGGTCAGGCCCTGTTCCTGCGTTGCACGGTCTGGCGTGACCTGGCGGAGCATTGCGCGCATAGCCTGTCGAAGGGCATGCGGGTGGTCGCGCAGGGCAGGCTTACGCAGCGTTCGTATCAGGCGCAGGACGGGTCGAATCGGACGGTGGTCGAACTGCAGGTCTATGAGATCGGTCCGAGTCTGCGGTATGCGACCGCGCAGGTGGCGAGAACGACCCGTCAGGGCGGCGTGTATGGCAATCCGAGCATGGGTGGCGTCGCGTCGGGCGCGTACACGGGCGGTTCGGGGTGGAGCCAGGCCGGCAACGATTCCGTCGGGCGGTCCTCCGACGGGCCGGAGGACCCGTGGGGCCAGCCATCCGACGCATCGGCCCCCGAACCGGAATTCTAGGAAGGTGAATCGTCATGAGCATGAAGGCATTGGAATGGGCGATGTACCAGGTCCCGTCCGAAATGGTCAAGGGAGCGTTGCTACGCATCCTGCTCCTGCTCGCCGACCATGCGGACACGCAAGGCAAGGGAGCGTTCCCGAGCCAGAAGCGCATCGTCGCGTTGACGGGGTACAGCCGGCGTACCATCCAGAACGGCTTGCACGAATTGGAGGCGGCCGGACTGATCCGCAGGGGAGACCAGCGGATCACCGAGCATCTCGGCAAATACCGTCCCATCGTCTGGGGCCCCCCCATGAAA